GAATAAATAATGAGTTTAGTCGGACAACTAATTGGGCCAGTCGCAGGTTTGCTGGATAAGTTCATAGAGGACAAAGATCAAAAGAATGCTTTGGCCCATGAGATTGCCACCATGTCGGAGCGTCACGCCCAAGAAGCTCTCAAGGGACAGCTTGAGATCAACAAGATGGAGGCTGCACACAAGAGCTTGTTCGTTGCTGGGTGGCGACCTGCTATTGGTTGGATCTGTGCGCTGGGTCTGCTCTACAACACTATCATCGCTAATATAATCAGCATCTGGGTAGATGTGCCGGAGGTAGATACAACGCTCCTAGTGCCCGTTATGATGGGAATGTTGGGTTTGGGTGCTATGCGTTCATACGAGAAGGTCAAATCCGTAGCACGGGAGAAGTGATGAGTAAGCTAGTCGAAATGATTAAGCGCCATGAGGGTGTTAAGTCAAAGGTTTACCTGTGCAGTGCTGGCTATGAAACCATAGGTGTTGGCAGAAACGTCTCAGAGTCGGGACTAGGTTTATCTGACGATGAGATTGATTATCTTCTGGCTAATGATATTACTAGAGTCAAAGAAGAACTATCAGATGCTTACTTTTGGTTTAACTCGATGAACGATCCACGCAAAGATGCCATGATTGACATATGTTTTAATCTTGGTCTGACCAGATTGCGTGGCTTTGTGAAGGCTTTGGAGGCCATGTCGCGTGAGCAATTTGATATTGCCGCAGACGAGTTTATGGATAGTAAGTGGGCGAAGCAGGTTGGTATGAGGGCGATTCGCGTCACCGAAATGATTCGCAGCGGAGAATATGATGTTTAAACGATACGCAAAGGGCGGAAAGGTTAAGAAGAAAAAGAGTAAGTCCCGCGTCAACGAAGCGGGAAACTACACCAAGCCGGAGATGCGTAAGCGCCAGTTCAATCGTATCAAGGCTGGAAGCAAGGGCGGTAAGCCGGGGCAGTGGTCGGCGCGTAAAGCCCAGATGTTAGCGAAGGCTTACAAGGATGCAGGCGGCGGGTATAAATAATGGCTGATCCCAAGAAGGGTACAGGCAAGAAGCCCAAGGGTTCAGGGCGTAGATTATATACGGATGAAAACCCTAAAGATACTGTTAGTATTAAGTTTGCGACAGAGAAGGACGCAAGAGACACGGTAAGAAAGGTTAAGAATATAAAGAAACCTTTTGCCAGAAAGATACAAATACTGACTGTGCTGGAGCAGAGAGCCAAGGTCGCTGGGAAAAAGAAGCAGGCTGAAATAGCGCGTAAAGGTAAGGAAGCTGTACGCAGGGCTAATGCTAAGAAATAACAGGGAAAGGTATGCCGCTCAAGAAGTCACAAAAGTCATTGAAGAAATGGACAAAGCAGGATTGGGGCACCAAGTCAGGCAAGAAATCAACGCAAGGTAAAAAGGCGACAGGTGAAAGGTATCTCCCGAAGGCGGCTAGAGAGGCTCTATCAGACAAGGAGTACGCTGCCACTTCCAGAAAGAAAAGAGCAGACACAAAGAAAGGAAAGCAGTTCTCCAAGCAGCCCAAGAAGATAGCTAAGAAAACAGCGAGACATCGCAAATGAGTTTGACAGATGCGGAAAAGAACAGGCTGAAGAAGGTTGGATTAACTGGTTTAAACAAGCCCAAGAGAACTCCAAGTCACCCCACAAAGAAAGGGGTAGTAGCTGTCAGAGATGGCAGTAAGATGAAAATCATCCGTTTTGGCGACCAGAAGATGGGCCACAACTACTCGGATGAGGCGCGTAAGAGTTTCAAGGCCCGTCATGGGAAGAACATAAAGAAGGGCAAAACATCTGCTGCTTTCTGGGCCAACAAACTCTTTTGGAGCAAGGGTGGTAGCAGGAAGTCACCGCCTAAATCGCAGAAGAAGAAGTTCGGTAAGTAGTCATGGCTATCAGTCGAGCGCAACAGCGTAAGCAAACCAGCAGCGGCCCCGCCAAAAAGAAGAAGCAGGCCAAGGTACGCAAGGTCATGCGGGAGTTTGAGTCAGGCAAGCTGAAGTCTGGTGGGTCTGGTAAGAAGGTTAAGAACAGGAAGCAAGCTATAGCTATCGCATTAAGCGAAGCAGGTGTGAAGAAGAAAAAGAAGAAGTAAACCCGCCTTCGGCCAAGCGGACGGGAACGCTTCGGTATAGGCGATGCTCAACCAACGCCTGTGGCCTGTTTGATCCCACTTTGGGGTACCCGTTGTGGGGACGGGCAGGAGAGAATTGCTCAAGCATCTTACCCGTCATCATTATTGCTTGCTCTACCCCTCCATCGCAAGTCAGTAATTATCAATTTTCTCTTCCCACACTCCGGGCAGCTTTCCGGGTAGGTGTGTTTAAATGCTTTCATGTCGCAATCCAAGCATATGAAATGCCATTCACTTACCGATTTCTGCTGGGGATTCGTGGGGTTCGTTTTCATCATGTGTCCGTACTACCTTACGCTCAAGAAGTAGAGGGAGTCTAAGCCACGTTCCGCCATTAGCCCTAGCAATCTCTTCAGCCTCTTTTCTAGTATAAGCCTCAACCTCTGTGTACTTGCATGTAATCTCATGCACTACGATGTGATACTTCATGCTACCGTCCTTCGTTATTTGGTTGAGAGTCCTCGCATTTTGCGACGGTTTTTGCGGATATTTTGCAGCACTTTGAAACTGAAGCCTCCGTCTGGTTTCTCCCATCGCGCCCAATATTCTTTATATTTCTTTTTGCCAAACGGCACTTGTTTGATTTCGCCACCGCGAGCTATGAACTCTTCTATTGTTTCCTTTGTCATTATTGCCTCCAGAATCTACTTGCTATGGATACACGCTTCTTATTGCGTGGTGACGCAGTAGAAGGCGCTTCTGGGGCTTCTAGCTGTATGTATATAGTGGCCCCTAGCGCACCTGCGATAGTCTCTACAGCCTCAAAGCTAGGCTTCCTCTTGCCCAACTCTACCTGACTGATGTACCCACGATTCATGCCTGACTTATCCGCAAGCTCCTGCAAGGACATATTTTGATCTGCCCTCATAGATCGCAGCTTCTCCGTGTACCAAGTCTTCACGCCTGAACCTCACTCTCAAACAACTTCAAGTGTTCGTTTAAACGCTCTCTGGCTTCCGGGTTGGTCTTCAGTTCTGATCGAGACTCGATGCCGCAGATAAATCTAATGACCTGTGCTGCATACTCTTCGTCTTCTAGCGTTTCATCCACGACATCCCACTGGTAGTAGTTCATACGAACCCACTGAATATACGTCTCATCCCTGCATATAAGGTTAGCTCTAGCCAAAGCCTTCTCTGCATCTGTAGTTGCCCTTGGCCTTATGGGATTCTCATGGTCATCTATCTGAGCGCAGGCAACCATGTATCGCTGACCGATGGGAGCAGTAGCCATCTCCTTTGGCACATCATCAGGATGAAGAACAAAGGACAGCACCATGCCATCCTTTGTTTGGCGATACGCATACTTCTTTGCTTCAAAGCTCTCTGCTATATCTTCGCCTTTCATCAGTGAACCTCATCCTCAGAATCACAATCCCCGCAAGGCACATGCCTTACCACCACAACGGTCTTGCCGCGCTGGGGGAAGATGGCTGGATCGCCCTCATCAGTTCGATCAACATCAAGTGGATTAAGTATAGGTTCATCGTCTTCGTTTCGGTCTACAAACAAACCAAACTGCACCATGTCTTGGGCGTAAAAGAGAAGCTCGGCAAGATCGTTTGCAGATAAGTAGTCAGCGAGATCCGCAACGCTACTGCACTTGTGAAATCGTCGCCGCTTAATCGTATTAAGCTCCTCCATCAACTCGTCTTTTTCTGCGAAGAGATCGTCATTCATGTTCAATATCTCATCGTCTCGCTCACGCGCAGCGTCAAGTTCTTTTTGATGCTCGATCTGCATCTGTGCAATCTGCTCACGATGTAGGAATGCAGCAGCTTCTAGCTCACTCTTTAATTCCTCGATGGCTTCATTCTTGGTCTTGTAGTATTTCTTCTTCGGTGCTGCCTTCGGTGCTGCCTTCGATGTTTTCTTCTGAGTCATATCCCTTCCCTTCATTGCGTTTAAACATTTCGATCCATGTAAGTGGGTCAATGCCTTCCATCGCCCACCATCTCTTTTCGTTGCCATAAGCATGTAGACCCCTATGGTGGTCATCGCAGAGCGGGACTGCATGTTGATCGCCGCTACGCCTCATGCCTCTCAGCCCATCATCCTCAACAAACGTAAGGTGGTGCGCCTGCGCTGGGCGGTAGCAGATCAAGCAGCCCTGCTCTCGTACCAGTTGCAGATACCTTCTGCTTCGTAGCTTCTTAGCCCAAGTCTTTCC